CGAGCCGGGCGGACCCGCACAGCTCCGCGGGGGTGGACGTCGCACCGCTCCGCTGAGCGCGGGGCACGGATACTTCGCCGCGCTCCGAGGTCCGGGGGCAGGTACGCGCGGCGGCGGACGGGGGGACGGGCGGGGGCGAGGGGTTGTACGCTTCGCGGTTCGGCGTGCTGCGGCATTCAGCTTAGCAAGACGGGACGATATAGTCAGGCACGCAAAGGTGCGCTTTTTACTTTGCTGTGTTTGTTGGATTGCGACGATTGTAGACTTGCACGCTTCAGGTACGCCTATCTTGACCCCCCACGAACCTTTTAGCATCAGTTATATCATTATTCATATTATGTATGTATAAGGGCAGGGGGGATGGCGAGTAAACAGGCAATCACCGGACAACCGTATGTCATCGTGAAGATGCGACATAAACCGATAGAACCGCTGGATAACGCGGGGATAGAATGACGGCGAGGCGAATAATTATGAAAAAAGAATTGGTTTTAATAGAATGGCTCGACAGTATAGGCACGGAGAGGTGGGAATACCTCGACGAGATGGAGCCAATACTGCCCGGTATATGCCATGCAGCCGGGTTCATAATCGAGGACAACAGCGACTACAAAACGATAGCGCTTGCGGTCACCGACACCCAGGTGCTGGGCCGGATGACTATCCCGGCTGGCTGCATCAAAAGCATCAAGAACCTGGCTATTTCAGCTTAGCATTGACAGCCGTGCGGATAACCTATAACCTTTTAGACGTAGACGATATCAAACGATAGTCGTTAATATCAAAAACAAAGGCGTGTGGAGGTGAATTTTGGCACAGCAAATAAAGGCGGATAGGGAATATACCCTTATCGCGCAGATCATGCAGGTCGCGGACATATTCGTTAAGGTGAGGGAGAGGGAACTCATGCCCCAGAACCTGTCGGCCACCGCCGCGGAGATCCTCTTCCTGGTGGACGCCATGGGCGAGGGCGTCACACCTGCCAAAATCACCAGGATGATGTTGCGTGAACCTCATTCCGTATCCGGCATCCTCATGCGCATGGAAGCACGCGGTCTGATCAAGAGGACCAAGAACATGGACCGCAAGAACTACATACGTATAACCCTGACCGCCAAGGGCGAAATTGCTCTAAAGAAAGCGATGAAACTGGAAGGCACAACGCACGTCCTTTCGAGGCTGACCTCGGTGCAGCAGAGAGAGCTCAAGGCAACGCTGACGGCACTCAAAGAGGCGGGCATGAAACAGCTCCGCCTCAGCCCCAAGGCGCTCCCCTGGCCTTAAAGTCTGGAAACGAAGTCGCTGAAGCCAGAATATTGATTGAAGGTTGGAGGAAAGAATATACCCGACAACAACCACATATTGCCATCGACTATCAACCATATGCGACGGCGTCTATTCATGTTGGACTGACTCAAAAAGTGGTACGCATATAGGGGAAGGTCAATATGATCACTGATATTCCAGCTTTTTAATACTATGAGCGATAGGATTCCACTGCCAAAATATTTGCTGCAAAATAGCAACGCGATTTTAACTTCACTTCATATTGAAAAACCGGCATATATTGATATTCAGAAATGGCTCGATTCTTCTGCAGACTCAACTGATATTTCGGCGGACCTGACGTCCATTTTAAATTGCTATACGGATCCTAATGATACTAATATCGCGCAACTTACGCGTTCCAATCTAACAAATTTAGCATCAAAGGCAGCAACAGGTACATGGCCTGATGTCAGAATATTCTATTTAGCAGTCATGATGTGGGGATGGAGTTTTAACCAACTTAGAGGTTGTGAATATGTAAAAAAAGGGTATGGGTATAGTAAATTTAAGGCAATATTAGATGATACCGTAGACTTAGTTTCAAAGAATGAAATATTTAAAGCATATGAAACATTTAACTTGCCCGGGTGCAGATCAGCCTATTTTACCAAGCTATTTTATTTCATAGGGCGTGCCGTCCATTTAAAGACGCAGCCTGTTATTTTGGACACGAATGTTATCAAATGTTTTCATGTCATAGATACATTGGAGAATACTAATTTGGTTGCCACTTTCGCAGATGCGGTTATATATCAGGGCAAAAGGAAGTTAAAAGCGAGTCTCAAGGAATATCCAGAGGGTTACATGCATTACATATATGCAATGCATGATTGGGCGAATGCATTAAATTGCGAACCGGATAGCATTGAATGCTTTCTATTTAATAAACGTGATAATGATTTAAGTGTCACTACAAGATCACCCAGCAAAGAAATGTTATTGGCTAAAGGAGATAATATTATGACAAAAAATGAAGTTGCGATAACCATTTCGCTTCCTGCCAAGCAATTTCAACAGCTAAAAAAAATAGCAGGTTCACTTGGTGCAGATCCAAGCAATATTGCTTCACAATATATTGAGAGATGCTTATCAGAAGTATATTCGGATAGCATTTCATCCCCCATTCAAAGCGATAACATGCAAAACAAAGATTCAAATAGTGATACCAATCCGCTTTCGCAGACAATATATTCCCCAATCCAAATACCGGTAACTATTGTTTATCCGAATAATAAAATTGGTTACGTTTATAATGGCGGTCCTATTAAACCAAGAACAGAAATACGTATAAATACATCTGAGGCAGATAAAATTCCGCTGTTTGATGAATTACGGAAATTTAAAAAACGTGGATTGATTGATATTAAATTAGAAATTTGTGGCGTGCTTTATGATGCGAATTTTCGTTTTTATGGTGATCAAGATAGGCATGCGTATATATGCGCACCAATAAAACTAAACGTAAAAGAACTCAAACTTACCGATCCAGTTCACGATTGTGGTTTTGCTCGAGGTCAAGATGTTAACGTGATTTATGATGGCACCAAATTTGCACTAGTACATGCCGCATAGGATTAATCTGCTGCTACTAGTAAGGCTTTTATTCAAGGACAAAGCACACGATATCCAAGTTCAGCCTGCTTTTGCTCAACGGCTATCAAGCGGTCGCTCATGATAAAGAACAGGACCAGAACCAATATGAGGGTTACAACTTGTAGAACGATGCCTGCTATTTGAAGGGCAGAAAGCGTTTTCTTATTCATAGCAGCCATATTATAACCAATCAGAGAGCGCAAAGCTCAAGGATGTGTCGGTAAACACCGGCCCGGAAGTCCAAGACATAACCGCTTACGCGGTAGCTTGATGCCTGATTGGCGATGTCGTCCGTAACGTTTACCACATCCCACAATTCTACACCGCAGTGCGGGGCGACGGTGATCTGCGCCCGCGTGCCGTCCAGGCGGGCCTTCGCGAGCTGGGCGGTGGCCACCGCGGCGGCCACGGTGGCAGTGGGGATGGCGGGATTGTGGTGGGCCTCCATGCGCTCGCCGACCAGATCAACGTCGGCTTGGGTGATGGCGGACCCGGAAACCTGGGCACCGGCAGCATCCGAGCCAACGACATAGGTGCGGTTGACATCCGGAGCCTCCACTGAGTAAGTGGCTGAAAGGATGATATGAAAGACAAAGCGGCTAACGGTCGGCGTTCCCACGGCCGCGATGGAAGCAACGCCTATTGCGGCGATGTTTCCCTGATAGACTGACGGCGTGCCGAAGGTGGAGGCGGGGACGCGGGGGGCGGTGGTTATGACCTGGTTATAAATTAAAGTTGGCGTACCCAAGGTCAAAGTTGGAGCCATGCCTGGAGGTGCGATATTGCTCCCCTGCATAACAGCCGGATTGCCAAAATCCAACATCGAAGCGATGCCGGAGGGCTTGAGGTAAAGCGTGAATTTTAGAGTACCAAACGCAGCAGTACCGGCTATATAGGAGGATTTAAGATACAGCGTTATTTTAGGAGTGCCGACCGCTAATGTAGATGCGATGCCAGAGGGGGAGACACCAGGAAACTCTTCGCTCCCGAAACTGCTCCAGGTAGGCTCATTTGCTGTGTATTCCCTTATTAACACCCAGTCTGCATTTACAGTTGGACCGGTATTATAAACCCGGAACGCCACCCTTTCCGAAGCACTAATTGAAAGCGGAGAAATACCCGTAGCTTTTGCCGCCCGGTTGATGTAATAATTTCCAGTGCCGGCACTATCGTCCCACATTATGCCCAGAATGTAATACGTCGAACCACTTATTGAGTCTGATTGGTTCCACCCGGAAGGACCAAGATACCAAGCCTTAGAGGACGTACCTAATGACCACGCAAGTATTGTCGTAGCAGTAACTTGACCATCAAACATAACATAGTAAGACACGACACTCGATGATTTATACCTTGCCTCTAACATTTTCTTGCCGGACCATGTATACCCTTTATAAACAGAATTACCAGGATATGCTGGAGCATCAGACGACGCAGTTCCCTGCAACGTATTAGAAGAAATGGAAAATATATTTGTATATTCAGTCCACCCATTACCAACATCGGAACTATCTGCCCTATTGAAATCGTCAAAAAATGGGAAGGTATTTGCCCCGTTGCTTACTGCAGTCTCTGTGCCACCGTAGTACATATAGATCGTGGTATCATTGGGATGCGCTGCAATGGAGGGCACCTCTATCCAGACAGTGGCCAATTGGTTGGGGGATGAACCTGTAATACTCTCAATCCAATAATCGCAGAGCGTAGAGCCGTCCGAAGTGGTAAAGCGCAGGTCGTCAAAATCAGAGACGACATGACCCCCACAATCGACCTGCTCACCGCTTGCACCAGAACTCTCACCTACCAACAATTTAAGTTGATAATTGGTCTGAGCCCCGTCATCGGTATGAGCGATTACAATAGCTTTTCTATAAGTCCAGCCAGTCAGCCAGGCCATCCAAACTATTACCTTAATGCCTACAAGGCAAATATTTTATTTGCGCCGCTGTCCCACGTGATGGTGATATCGCCACCGTTGGGAGTACAGGGAAGGCCGGTCGCGGTATCAATACAGGCTATGAGCTGGGAAGTGCTGGCTGTGCCAGTATCGCGGTAGATGATGATATACTCGAACTGATCACCGGTAACGCTGGTGATGGTGATATCGTCCGCATCGAACACGCCACCCGTGGTGGACTTATTGGCGAGGTTGCCAGAAGTGCCGACGCGGGCACCGGCCGGGATATCATCGAGAAAATCATGGGCGGCCAGGTCGAGGGTATAGTCGGCTGAGTCCACCAGGACGACCTTGATATTGTCATCCAACAGGTCGATATCTTTGTCGAGGAAAGCCTTTTTAGCTTTTGCGAAGAGCGCTGATGCCATATTGTTTTCTCCTTATTGCGAGGGGAAAGATTGATTCGCTCCGCTCACAATGACGATTATTTAGTAATCCGGGGGCGCGTCTGAAAGCACACAGGTGCCGTTCTCGCAGACTGCATACTTAACCGGGCAGTTCGACTGCCCACCGACGAAACCGTAGCGGTAGCTTAAGACGCAGCCGCAGACGGCGATAAAGACTACGCAGAACCAGATAAATAAATCTTTCATATCACTTTCTCCTTTGCAGGCGCGCCTGAAGGTACGCCCTTACGTTCGCGGACGGATTTAGTAGCGGGGTTATAATCGGCGTCATCCTCTGGCAGGATGAGGTTTTGGACGAAGGGCAGGCGCACAACAGCGCCGTGATGGATACAATTGCCTTGGAGATCCCAACGGGTATCACAGGAAAAGCATACAGAGCAAATACGCCTGATGCCGTGCTCATAGAAATCGCCCATGGAAGTGGTGCCGCCGCATACCGGGCAGCGGGTGAATGGGGAAGGGAGGCGAGGAGTGGTGAGGTTCTCGACAAACGGCGGCGCGTATCTACTTTTCATCTTTATTCCTTACAGTTAGATTGCTTCGCTTCGCTCACAATGACAGGCTTAAGCATCATGGAAACTTGAAATAGTAGGTATCGGTATCGGATGCCTGGGGGTAGACGATATAGCCGTTAAGGCCGATAAAGTAAATAACATCGGGCACCAGGGCGAGAAGCTGGCGGAGAACTACGGCGGCGTTCTCGCCGGTGTGCACTTCGAAGCGGGGATAGGTGCCCATGATATCGGCGCTGCGGGATACATAGGACAGGATGCCGCCCACGGCCTGCACGACCTTTTCGATGATGGCATACAGGGTGGTGACGTCGCTGGCCTCATTCCAAAATACCGGCCGGTTGAAAGAATAGCGCTGCAGCAGGCCCCAAGCGTCCGTGCAGCCAATGATCAGGTGAGTGGACCCGGGTGACCTGGCGTAAGATATCCGCTCGACGTAATATTTGCCGGCCACGGAGTACCGATCGGAGGTGGTGCGGTAGCCTATGGAGAGCGTGACCTGTGCGCCTCGCTTCAATTTCCCCACGGCTGACGCCGCACCACCGCCGATGCTGTTATATGTGCATCGGGAATTGTCCAAGGTAACCTCTAAGCTCGATGCTGCCATGGGCTTGACGGTTTCCTTGACGGCGATGATATGCGCCGCGGTGACAGCGTAATCCGTGCCGGCGCCGGCGCCCGCGGTGGGCGGGGCCCAGGATCCGGGCAGGGCGGAGCGCCAGACCTGGTTTGGAGCTGCGGCATATAGATAGGTTCCATCACAGGCCAGGGCAAGGCCATAGGTCGCGGTGACGTCCAGCGGCCATGCACGGGACCAGTCGCTATCTTTAAATAATGTCCCTGGGCGGAGACGGTAGAACCACGGCTTATTATCCTTAGCGAAGCTGAAAACCACTCCGAGTGAAGCATGATAAACGACATAGGGGTCGTCGACGCCGAGATTATCAGCGGCCTGCTGCTGCATGACGGAGCTGACCTGCTCATAATAGGTCGGCACGCTGCGCCCGGCCCGGCCGGTTTGGAACATGCGCAGGTGCATAGCTGCGCTGAAATCCACGCGGGCCTTATAAGAATTGATATACTCCCATCCGGACCATGTGCCTGCAGAATACGATCCACCGTCGCCGTAGATGCCCCTGGCCAGCCGGATATACGAGCCATCCAGTAGGAGGGCGAGTATATTCCAGTCACCATTGTAATAAAGGGCGAGGGCAGATATTGCGTGATCGCCGCTGATCTGCCCGAGGCCAGTTGACCAGGTACCTGCCGTACGTCGCTGAATGTAAAGCGATGTAGGGTCGTTGAAATCGGAGGCATGCACGACGGCGAGATCTCCGTTGGGCTTGAAGGCTGCTGCGCAGCCGCGTTCACACGGGCGGGTATTCATCATGGCCGTCCATGCGCCGTACGTGGCACCGCTATCCATGCTTTTCTTGTAATAGAGGTAAACGCCATCATCGCAAAAGGCGATAACCTCAGTTCCTGAGGCGACAAGGCCGATCGGTGAGCCGGTGCCGCCGCCCCATGAGGACCATGTCGTCCAGGTGGAACCACCACCTGGGGAAGTAATACGCTGGTAATACATGGTAGTGCCCGCCCGGACCCGGCAGACAGAGCCGTCCGCTGGGATAGCCACGGCGTGCTTGCCCACGGCCGTAGAATCGGTGGCCAATGTGAGCCGCTCCCAGTTGTAATCCGACCACTGAAGAGTGGCCGAGGCCACGGCGGCCGGATGGCCGTAGGATGCGATCTCGACCTTGACCAGGGGCATACGGCTGGCCGCCCGCATGGCGGTGGTCAAGTCCGATGATAAAGTCCTCAAGAAGATTTAACTCCTACCGCGTCCTTGAACACCGCCTCGCTGGGGGCGACGAGGCCGGAGTCAATCAGGCATTGATAGCAAAGGAACTCGATATTGATAACCCGGTCACGGGTGCGGTCGACCGCGACCAGATTCAAGGCGGAAGCGCATTGACTGCACTGGAAGCGGAGCAGGTTGAAATCAGCGGGCATGACGTCCCCTTTTCACGGCAGAGGCCGTGCCACTGCTCGCATCAGCGGGCTTAAATAAGCTCAGCGAGCGGTAAACTGTGCGGTCGCATATATTAAAATGCGCCGCGATTTCCCGTATCAACCAGCCCTGTTTGCGCAGCTTGAACATCTCGACCGCCCGGGAAAACATACGCATATCCGCCTTGCCGTAGGGCCTGTCTTCCGGACAGCGGGGCAAATGGCACTCAAGGCACGCCGGGGACAGGTTACAGCCACGGTCCCGGTGGACTACGACCAATGGGTCATTAGCTTTGCGCATGATCCCGCCTCCTTTTCGTGGTGGCGACGCCAGGATCCTGACGTCGCCACGATCATTTATAAAAGTTTGACGTAATCCCAGCCGACCTGGGTGGGGCTATAGGATTTGCCGCTGTAGATGCTCCAATCCACGGTCTTGCCGCTGAGCTGGGCCAGGCCATCCTGGGCGTTGTAGAGCTCATTGAAATAGGATATGAGGTTGCGCAACTCGTCGAAGGTCTTGTCGCTGCAGGTCAAATTGTTGGCCTTCTCATAGTCCTTTTTCAGTTTGAGCAGATAGGCGTGGTAATTGTTGGCCTCGGCCAGGGTGGGGGGCTTGGGAAGTTTCGTTTGATACTTGAAGGCCTCGCTGAAAAGCTCGACAGCCTTATCAACCAGGCGTTTGGCTTCCTCGATTCGCTTCGCTTTCGGCACCTCCCGGAGGTCGAAGCTGGTTATGATGGGATAGTAGTAAAAGGCCCGGCTGATGGGGGTTACCTCCTGTCCGTCCTTTCGGCAGGATTCCTCGGCAGCCCCGACCGCGGCGTCGATATCGAACGGGTTATAGTTATCCACCGGTGCAGCCGGCAGGATAGGCGCAACGGCCGGCTGCTGAGCTGGTGCGCTCTCAACTTTTGGGGATGGCGCCGGCGCAGATTGCGCAGCTATAGAAGCTATCTTAGGGGCGGCCTTGACTTTCTCCTTGTCGATATTGCCCTGCACGATGGTATAGATGATGCCGACTAGGACGACTGCGCACGGGCCGATAACATCGATAAGGAACTGGCCGACGGTCTGGGCTTTGGCCGGGTCGGTGATGAACAGGCCGAGGGACCCGGCGATAAGAGTTAGCAGGGTGACGATAATTTTCTTGTAACCGTCCAGGGGTGTGGTTTCCATTTTCTTTTCTCCTCGGGCGCACCTGAAGGTACGCCACGCCAATTTATTTATATAAGTACGCACAGGGCGACAGGAATTGTTCTGCCTGCTGCACGGTAATGACCGGCTAAGTGGCGGGCGGCCAAAATGATAAGCTCGGGATCTGCGTGACAACGGACGCCCTGGTCACCCCAGCGGCTGAGTAAAAGGGTGGCATGGTCGAGTAACACGAAATCGACGGTCTGTTCTATCGGCTTGCGGCCGAGATCCCGCGTGTGATGGGGGAGTTGCCATGTTGCAGTATCGAACTCGTCCGCCCGGATGGCGTAAGCATCAATAGATAGGCCATCTTTAAGTAGTTTCCCTCGTCCCTCGAGGGATTTTAGCTTCGGTTTTACAGTTTTCGGGGTGCACGATACCGGCAACGTTTTTTTACGGACCATAAATTTACTCCTCTGCGACTAATGCGCTGGTGATCAATTTCTTGGGGTTGTAATTTTTCACATGTTGAAGTTGATCGTAGAAAACTTCAAATGCTTGCTTCGCCCAATAGTTATAATCCTTATTGACCTTTTGCCCTCCAGTATTGGCGAGATTGACCTGGTACTGTGCCTGCGAGCTGACGGCGAAGGCAACTGCGCCCTGGGCGATGATATGATCATGAGCAGTGGGTACGGTCGATGCGGTGCTGATTGTGTGCTTTTTCAGCCAGTAGACATTGCAATGCCCGGCGTCGCCGACATAGCCATCCTGGAACGTGAGCAAATCGCCCCACACCTTGAAGCGGCGGGACGGGTAAGGTTCAGTCGTGAGAGGATGCTCGACTTTCAGAATATCGATGCGGTCTGTGAGTGTGGAAATATCAACCGTATTGCCCTGGTCAACGGTGTGAATGGTGGCATCGAGCTGCATGAGCGGACAATACTCAGAATAGACAAGTACAGCTTTTTCGATGGCCCGGTCGATTTCGTCATTCGTCCAGCGATAATTAGACGTATCCTCATCCTTGAGATCGCGGCGGACGCTGGTCCGCATTGTCGTTAAAGTAGTCATTTCCTAATCACCTGCCTATCATTCGAGTATCCGGGCGGGGCCGGTGCCGGGCCGGCCCCGCCCATTATTTAGAGGAGGCTACTTAAAGGGCAGTCACTCCTTTAAGCCTAAGCAAGAACCTGTAAATTAGACAGGTTAAAGGAGATTGTGGTTGCATCCAGCAACACACCAATAACGGTTTTCACGTCACCGGTTGTGCTGGGGACCGTATCGGTGACCATGCCGGAGGACGTGCCTTCAGCAAGGTAAATGAGGCCGCCAGGGGTACCACCAGAATAACCAGTAACTACGCAAACCGGGGCAACAGGTATAACGTCACCGCTGACGCCGCCTTTAAGAGCGACCACCTGGGGATTGATAACGCTGCTAACAGTAGCCAGCGAACGTTTCCAGCCGGTGGAATAGCCGAGGATATCACCCTCGACACAAGTGCCGGCCAGAGTAACGGTGGCGGCCGCGGGGCCGGGTCCGCATACAACCGACCTACCTTTCTGAGGATCTGCAAATGCCATTTAATTACTCCTTACCTCATTCGAGGCTAATTTCGTTATGCGCAACCTATCAAGGCAGCAGCCTTGATGTTGCTGAACAGGGCGGATGAGACATACCACTTGATGCGGGTACGGGAAGCGTCCTTGGTTTCCATCTCGCCGATCTTGATGATCTGCAGGCCGCCCGTGCCAGTCAAGCCACAGAGAGCATCCTCGCCGAGCTGGAAGGCATAGATGGTGGAGCTGGCGCCGCCCGTAAAAGCGGTTTCGACCGAGCCGCTGACCACGTGAGTATCCTTGACGAAATCGCTCACGGCGATGGGTATGCCGCCGTAATACTCGACCATGAAACCGAACTGAGCATTGTCATGTTCGAGGTTGTTGCCGGCAGCCCGAGCCAGTGCGCTGATCTTTCTGCGGGACCTGCGGCTCATCAGGAGCAAATGGGGCTTACCGCCCATGACGGCATCGATAAGCTGATCCACCATATCCAGGGTAATGGCGGCGCCGCCCGAAGCGCCGGCAGCAATGAGCTGGGCGGAGGCGGTACCGGTGACGATCTGAGCGATGAGGCCGTCAAACTGATTGGGATTGGTGGTGTTGTTGCCGTAGAGCAGCTTGTCCGACAACTCATTCTTGATGGCCTTTGCGGTGAGCTCGATGATGGCGCTCTCAACATCATTGATATTGGAGCGGGTCTGCTTGACGTAGTTGTCTACGTCTGCATTCTGGCCGAGGATGGCGAGGGTGGCCGTTTTCTGTGCGAAAGTGACGGCCGGGCTGGTCGTCCAATCATCATTGACGGCGTGCCATTCGGCATTAGGAAGGGTCAATTCCCTGTTGTAGGTGAGTGCGTTGCCGTTGATTTCCACCCACGGCAAAATAGATAACAGAGGATCGTCCTTCATGATGGTTTCAATGACGCCCTGCTTCATGACATCATTGGAAAGCTTGGCGGCTTCAGATAGTAAAGTAGCCAAATTATTAACTCCTTAAAGGTTATTTGTTATTCGCTTCGACAGCATGCTTGATTTTCTCCCTGGCAGACATGCCGGAGGTATCCGGTCCCGACCTTTCGGGTGCACCGGCGGGTACGGAGATAGCCTTGATATCGGCCTCGATCTTGGAACGAACTTTGGCCGCGAGGTCTGTAACGCGTGTCATGGCCGCATTGATCTCAGAGATAGAGTTACCGGCCAGCATTTCGGGGTTAAATATGGGGTTGGAGATGACAGCCAGCTTCCGGTACTCAGTGACCGCTTCCTTGTATGCTGTGTCGGCGGTGGCGAAATCCTTTTTAAGGGAGTCGATCACATGTGCGGCTTCGGCCAGGGAAGTATCACGCTGCGCAAGCGAAGCTTCGAGCGAAGCGATGCGCTCCGGAAGCTCCGGCGTGGCCGGTGTTGCGGGGGGCGGAGGGGGTGCGGCCTCAACATTGGCGACCTCTGCGGTTTTAGTCTCATTCTCCATGATCTGTACCTCCTATCTCTAAAGCACCGGCTCCAGCTCCGGGGCGACTTTGCGCTCTCTCGCTCCGCCCTGGGTGGATTGCGCTTTAAATTCAACGTTCATTTCGAGTATGCGGCGGCGTTCATCCAGCCATTTATCAAACTCCAGCTCGGGGTCACGGACTCCGAGGTTGTCCATGGCGGTGCGCCGGCTGTGAACGCCTGACTGAACACATAGCTGCTCGTTCTGCGCCTCGCGTGTCCTGTCCTGCGGAAGGACCTGCCCCCAGCAGACGCGCTGGGACACCTGGGTAAAGTCCTGACGCATGAATTTGGCCCACAGTTTCAATATCATTTCATTGCGGCGCTTGTAGATATTGGTGCGGATCAGCCGCTTTCGCTTCACTTTCTGAAGCAGGGATTGCAGCTCCACCTCAAGGGCTACGCCGGAAAGCTCGTGCTGGATGCCGCCGTAGGCCGCCCTGGGGGATTCTGAGATATCGTGCATGGTGCGGTAGACGAGGTCGATGTAGTCGATATGGAGGCGGATTCCGCCACCCTGCAGCAGGTCGAGCAAGTAGGCCTTGGTGTCGGCGGGAAGGTTCCACACGGCGCCGGGCCTGACCTGGATATCCTCGGAAGCTTCGACGCCTTCAAGCACGGCGATGGGATTACCGGAAACCTCCAGGATGCGGCTGAGCTGAGATAGGGCACGGTTCAATTCCTTCTGCGGTTCGATCAGCGAGGGGATATCGGAAACACCCCAGAACTGCTTGGGCTTGCGCAGGTTGGGGAAGATAATAAACGGGATAAAACCGTAGGGGTTCGGCTTCTTATCAATGACCGCGTTTTCAAGGTAAAGTACAAAATCCTTATCCGTCCATAGCTCGGTGATGAAGGCGGTCTTTTTCTGAGAAGTTTTCTTGTAGAGGGACAGTATCTCCTCGGCGCTGAGCTGGTAGCGGCTTACGACCTTGTAGGTCTGGTTGAGGTCGTCGCCGGTCCACCAGGCGTAGAGGCCGTTGACGTCCGGCGCCGTGATACGGACGCGTTTGCCAACGGCGTCCCACGTGACCTTATAGCAGCCGTCGCCCAGGATGGCGGTGTCGATCTCGGTGGTGTAGTCCAGCTCGGCGACGTTGTTCTGATCAAGTATCAGGTAAATTAAATCCTCGGCCTGCTTTGCCACTTCGGGATTGCCGCCGGGCAAAGATTCAAAAGAGAAATTAAGCTCATTCATAAGATAACTGGTTATCTTATCGACAGCGATCTTTGAATAATTGAAGACGAGCTGGCGGTTTTTGCTGGTGCGCTCCCACTGGGTGCCGTTGTAGAAGTCCAGGGCAGCCTTGTAGGCGCTGAAGCGCTCGCGGTCGAGCTGAGCCAGGTCCTGCACCTTGAATTCAGTCGGCACGGACGCCTCCGGTGGCCACGCGCGGCCTGCTGTTCTCGCTGGCCTTGAGCATCAGGGCCAGGCTCATCAGGTAATCGTCGTGGCCTTCAAGGGGATCAACGTAAAAGTTAATGGTCTGGTTGGGTCGGTAGTGGCTCCTGGCCTTTTCCATTTCAAGCATAAACTCGGCGAATTCCCGGCTGCCGTCACCGGCATAGCACTGCACACGGCCTGAATTTACGAAGGCGATGAGGTCAAAGCCGAGCTGCGACTTGCTGAACTGGGTGAACTTGAACGGTATCACGCGGGAACCACAGGACTTCTGCAGGAACGAAACCAGCGGCTCGCCAATGCCGGTGGCATCGCAGAGGACGCGGCTGCAGTTCCACTTGTTGCGGACCAGCTCCACAATCTGGGGGTGAAGCTCATGGTGCGGGGTGCCTATCCAGGCGTAATGCTCGACGATTTTGACCGTTGGCTCCCTGCCCCCGTTAAAGTTCACGGCGCCGATGGTGATCACGGTGGCGTCGCGCTGCGGGCGGGTGAGCACGAGGTTGTCGAGCTGCTCGTCCTGGCCGGCGTAATCGATGCCGGCGACGTAGATCGTCCCGTTAACGCGCGAACGCTGGCGGGCGTGGGTGCCGGTCAACTGCGAGAGCTGGACGCGGTTAAACAGGCGTCCGCTGGCGGGAAGGGGCAGGAGGCGGTACTGGGTGCGGAAGAGCGGGTGATCCTCGCCCAGGCGGTGGCGCTCGGACTCGACGAAGGTGGCATAGCCGGGGTTGCAGGCGGCGACCACCTCCCAGGGGAAGCGGAAATGGCGCCTGACGCCGTCCTCTTTCTCAAGCTCAAGGTTGAGATTCTTGGTCTGTTCGAGCAGGGTCCCGTCGTCCCAGGTAGTGCCATAATGGACCGTGGTGGCATTGGTGGAGCTGGCCATGGGGCGGAACTCCTTGGAATACTTGTCCTGGTTGATATCCTGAGATTCGTCAACTTCCAGCAGAAGGTCGGAAGTGTGGCCGACGACATTGGAGCTTTCATCCGCGGACAGGAACACCTGGCGGGCGGCTCCCAGCCGCATAATATAGCCATACTCGGCCTGCCAGATGCCGTCATAGCCGAAATCATCGAGGCGGTCCTTCAGCCTATTCATGCTGATAAGGGTCTGCGGCTTGAAGGTGGGGGAGCATTTGATGGAAGTGCCGCCTTTAGCTATAAACATCGTCAACAAAAGCACCTCTATATGCGCCGAAAGCTCGTTCTTTCCGCCCTGCCGGGCAATCTCAACCGAAAACGTGAGGCCTTTCCCCTGCAAGATGCTGTCGAAAATGGCCCTGGCTACTTCCTGCTGGTACGGGCGTAATTCCATCTGCTACTGAATAATTGCCTTTATTCCCAGTGGGACGGCGATATCCGTCAGCACCTTGCCTATGGCATCCTTGAGCGACCTGTTTCCCCCTGCGCTGATATGGAACTTGGTGCGGACCATGCGGGTGATGGTAGCGGCGGCGAGCATCTGAAGGTCAATGCGCTCTGGATGCTCGTCCATGAGCGTGAGAAGTTTAACGCGCAGAAGAGCGATTTCCTCATCTATACCTTCAACTTCGCGGGCTTCGTCAAGCTGAAGCTTCTGGGCTTCATCAAGAACCCGGCTGTAGAACCCGTGCTTCCGGGCGTTCTGGTTTCCCCTGGGGGCCCCTTTCTGCTTCTTTTCTATCATGTAACACTCTGAGCATGCCGTAGACGATGGTCAGAGCTGCCAGCTCGTAGTTACCTTCCCTGAGTGCTTTTTCAAGTAAAGACATGGCCGTTGACTACCATAATAGTACATTTGTGCACATTAAAAAAGGGGGTTTTGTCAGGGTCGACCATTGTAAGGTATATGCTTATCATTTTGGTTGGGCTGCATGCCCTGCTTGACATGCATGCCCTGCATGGTTTATAATAAGCAGGTAATGCAGGTCAACTGCAAATTATTAAACGGAGGGTACTGATGGTAAAAGCAGAACAACTGGAAGATCTATTAGGTAGATTCAAGAACGTTATGGAGGGGAAAGAAGTCCCGCGTCCGAAGCCAAATTTCACATGTTATGCAATATCTAATTTTCGCGGTGGCATTGGCAAAAGTACTCTGGCATTCAATTTGGCATGGGAAATATCGAGGATAAAGAAAACCCTATTAATTGACGGCTGCCCGCAATGCAACTTCAGCCAGTCGCTTTTGGGTGACGATATTGGGTTGTGTTCTAATTCTATTTATGATGCACTTCTCCCTTATGTAATGCCGGGTACGCGTTCTGTGTCATCAGATGATCTGGTCGCAAGTGTGCCGCCTGCCTGCACGAGTTTCCAGAACGGGGCAGGAGTTTATCTACTACCTGGATCGAAGGAACTATTTCTGTTCCCGAGTTTACTTTACACACAACTTAGTGCTGCGGCTCAGTTGGGGTCACGAAGTAAAGGAACAACAAAGAATATTCTGGAATCTATTAAACAAATAGAAGCAACGCTGCGACTCCATTTAAAAACGGAGAGAACATTAATTGACACTAGCCCATTCTTTGGTGGTGCTACACACTTAGCATGGGTTGCAGCAGACGCATTGATAATCCCTGTGCGTGTTGACCAACATTCGATAGAAGCTCTTAGGCTAACATTATCTATGCTAAAAAATCCCGAAATGGATTTCTTACGGCTAAACAAGCAGGCAGGGATTACCAGAGTACCAAAAGTACATGCGCTCGTGATGACCCATTGTGGCTGGAGCCGCGGAACGGCCCTTACTCCAGACCGTTCGACCCAGGCTTATCTTACTCAAGTACTGGATATAGCTAACGAAAACAAAGGCCTGTTTTCTTCTGATGATCCATTAGATGCAATACATATACTTGACGATTTTCACTCTGCAGGTCGAATAAGCGGCACCAAACGAATACCTTTGGCAAAATTGGAGGTAGGGCAATTCCATACGATTGAGGGGCAAAGGCTGCAAGTAAACGACTCACTTACTAGATATCAACATGAGCTGAGGTCATTAGCTTCTAGTATATAAAAACCGCAGTTTATGCCGAGGGTTTAACACCCTTTTCATATATCCTCGCAAAGTCATCACACTTGTCACACCCGTCACCCCCAGATACGAAATAAGGGGTGACGAGTCAGGTGACAAGTTAAGAAGCCGGAACAACCTGTCACCCCAATTATGAAGCTACGGGTGACAAGGGTGACAGGTGTGACAAGTTATCCAGGGATAAGTAACCGTGTAGTGGGTCAATTTGAAGTAAGTAAACCGGTAATTTCTTCCAAGTCCCAAACATGATCAGCAGCGCCAGTAGCCATCGCCAGAGTGCAGCCTAAAGTCTTATGAACACCGCTAAGGCATCGGGAATCACAGATCATATTTGGAACGCTGAAGAAATAGTAAAGCTGGTTATTTAGGGTCCTTATTCTTCCGGATCATAGTCACGCGTGCTTTAGCGTGTCCCGCAACGAACTTGATCAGATCGAAAAGAACCCATAACAGATAAGAGAAACTCCATAACGACAGCCAATAAGTCAACCGCAATAACCAAGTGGGAGGATAACCAATAATAATAAGTGCCATGCCAAAAACAGCACAAAAAATAGCTATAAGTGCAGTATATTTGAACGGCCACAAATCTGCATCAAACCCAGGCGGAACTTTTTCCAATATCGCTATATATTTTTCATCAAGAAATATAACTAATATGGCTAGTCCGGCTAATACAATGCCCAGCAAGGCCGTGCCAATTTGTATTTGTGCTAACCCAACATCGCCTTTTACACAACGTAATACTCCTTCGTCTCCGAACAAGGCTATAGCCAATGAAATTATGCAGGTTATCCAGATCGCCCAGTCTTTTATCGTCTTGCCAAACCAGCCGGCCATTATTTTATTATTGCCGCTCATTTTCGAACCTCTTTAGCGTTTCAATAATATAATCCCATACCTTTTCTTTAGTCGCATCACTTGGGATGTCAACTCTATCAGTAGGCACTTCTCTTTTTGAATCATATTCTTTTGATTTGCCTGTTTTTAACATTCCACGTGCAACTATTGTAGAATATCCATCCTCACCATATTTCACTAAATCTTTTATGGTATTTTCGGTATTTAGTGATTCCCCAGACCCCTTTTCTTTACTAATCCGTATTTTAGCAAAGTCAGCATTAGTATCTTTTAATAAATCAATGATAATTTTGGGTCGACTTTCAAAATTCGGATTAGGAGCACGTAAATTAGCCGTGAATTCAGTAATTCTATCAACCGTTTTAGCCCATTCATAAAATTTTGATGATTCTAGAATTTTCTCCACAGTCAGATTGTAATCAGGATACAAATCTAATAAATCTTTAAAAGCACCTATAAAAGAATAATATCTAATGTCTGGGGGTTTTGTATCGAAAGCTATTAGGTGTGTTGATAAATCTATTACCCAATGAACATAATGCCCTTGTTTTGAATTAATTGCTTGCTCGATAAAATCCTTTTGTTTTTCGTCGTAGTATGTTTTCTTCTCTGATGCTAACGACATGAATCCAAGTTTACCAACATAATAATTCTCTTTATATTCTATTGGTTTGGAAATCCGCCATGTTCTGCCATACCGGGATATAGTTCTATCTGGATTCAATACTTCTCGTATATCTTGTTCATAACCCCGCTGATAAATAGTAGTCTGCGGCTTATACACAATTTTGCAAAAGTAAACCGACATTTCAGACATTTCATTCCTCCCCACCATTATAAAAACAACCCATTTTATCACAGAAATGCCTGTATATGGATATCGCTTAAGTGAAAATCAAAATGATACACTACCCGGTGACGTGTAAAGGGATACCAAATTGTGAAGCTAAACGGATCGCAATCCCCTGGTCCCAAACAACGAAATGGCGGCCGTCCTTAGGTATGCGGTTCTTTATGAAACCGAGCCGTTTAGCGATCAATCCCGCTTTAATAGCGGTCATTTCCACATCATCGTCCAGCTCTTTAACACGCTGGGAGACAGCGGAGCCGGTTAATACAACACCCTCTTCGTGCAACTGGATGATGGCGGCAAGTACCCGGCCGTCGTTGCTTTCACGGCGACGGCAGTAAAGAGACTCCTGCTGGCTCTTGATGAAGGTGGACAATGTATCTGATAGGTACTGATCACTGCCCGCCAGGACTTTGAGCGGGATAAGTATCTCCTGGAGGCGGGGCTGGAGGTCAGGCTCAAGCATATCATTGGAGAAGTCGCCGCCTTTGAGCTTAAACAGGTTATGCAGACGGAAGGTCAGCAATTTAGAGCGGAGGCCATCGATTTCGTCCTGGAAGGAGGCGGGAAGCACGCGGGGGATATCGCGGCGGGTGAGGGTGAGCATGGAAGCGGTCAGGCAGCGGCTTTCGAGCGCTTCATCGGCAAATCGGAAGCGGGTGGCGATGAGCTTGGGACCGAAGACCTGGTAGCCGCGGGGACGCCATTTGCCGTTGGTTTTGTCGGACCGCAGGACGGGGAAGCCCGGGCGGTAGCCATTATTGAGGATCTTGACCATATCCGTCCAATGTGAGGAGTCTTTGAAGTCCGCTTCGTCCAGCACAAGGGTGCCGCGGTACTGGTCGAGGATACGGAAGATGGGGGAAGGAGTGGCGGCGCCGGAAGCGAAGATGGGGCGGAAACAGATAGAGCCGACAACCTGCAGGAAGCGGGTCTTGCCGGAACCCCAGTCGCCAAGCACGCGCAGATAGGGAAGGGAGGGGGCAAACTCGTACACCCAGGATAGGAGGACATACAAGGCGGAGATATCGTCATAATACCGGGGAAGCTCAAGGTACTTATTGATATAGGCTTTGATCTGCTTAAACAGCTCCTGCAAATCGCAGTAGCGGGCAAAGTCACGGGCAAAGTGGACTATATTGCCGGCAAGAGAATCAGCGGGCGGGACGTGGACGAAATGGGGGGTGCGGTGCTCGCGGGTGGTGGATATGGCACCCTTGCGCTTGATAATAAAGCAACTGGAGCCATCTTTGCGGACGATAAGCTCGCCGATGGTAGTGCCGCAAATGAAGCCGGGGACAGGCACTTGCGGCAGCTTCTTGGAATCAGATTTATCCCCGGTTGACTGCTCTTTCTGTATTTTCGGCATTGAGTGCTCGTAATCATGATGCCTGTGGTTTATTCCCGGCTGGCTTCACATCAAGCATGGCCTCGAAGGCCTTGCGGGATACCAGGAGACGCTTGCCCAGGCGAATGACGGGCAGCTGGCCGTTATGGGCCATCTGGTAGCCCAGGCTGCGGCCTATGCCGAGCAGAACGCTTGCTTCGTCAATGGTCATGGTCAATTTTTCCTCGTTCATTTTCACTCCTATACGTATTGATTTCCATTGGCCCGTATATTATAATAGTACATATGTGCTACTTGTCTATGGGGATTTGTCAGGCCGTTGTTATATTCGCATCAGTATTTTATGGTGCGGCTACGGGTTAAATACGGCTGCGGCGGCCGGGTTTCATATTAAGTAAGGGGGGGCATGAAATGAGAGGGCATATCATCAAGAGGTACAAGGGCAGTTACACCGTCGTCATCAACATGGGTATGGATTCGGCCACGGGCAAGTACAAACAGCAGTGGTACAGCGTCAAGGGGACAAAAAAGGAAGCTGAGAAAAAGCTGGCGGAGCTGCTGCATCAACTGGATACTGGGACATTTATCAGGCCGGACAAGGTCACGGTAGCGGAATTCCTGGAGAGATGGCTGAAGGATTACGTCCGGCCCAACCTGGCCCCCAACACAGCCGAATGGTACGCGTACATCGTTCACTCCCATATCGTTCCCGCCCTCGGGAATATCCCGCTGACGCAGCTCAAGCCTGAAAACTTGCAGCGGTATTACGGGGAAAAACTGGCGGCCGGACGGTGCGACGGCAAAGGTGCTTTGAGCCCGCAGACGGTGAGGCATTGCCATGTGGCCATACATTACGCCCTGGAGACTGCTATAAAGTGGGGGCTGCTGACGCGCAACCCTGCCGACTCGGTAAGCCCGCCCCGCAGCCAGCGCCATCAGATGCAAATATGGAGCGCGGAGGAACTCGGGAGATTCCTTGAAGCCGCCAAAGAGACGCAATACTATGCGTTGTTTCACCTGCTGTTTGCCAGCGGGATGAGGCGGTCCGAGGTATTGGCCTTGCGATGGTGCGACGTAGACCTGACGCTCTGCCAGGCCTATGTGACCCGCAGCTTGCAGCACCTGGCCGACGGCACATTCACTTTCAAACAGCCAAAAACATCCAGGGGACGCCGGGCGATAGCGCTTCCCCCTTCAACCGCGCTGGTTCTTAAAGAGCACCGTGAAAAACAGGCATTGGACAGTGCATTTGTGGGTAAGATGACGAGGGAGGACGACCTTGTATTCAGCCACCTCGATGGAAAACCGTTACTGCCGAACAGCATAACCCATGCGTGGGGCAAGCTGGTCAAGCGGACCGGGCTGAAGTACATCCGATTGCACGATGCCAGGCATACTCATGCCTCGCTGATGCTGAAGCAGGGGGTGCATCCCAAGATCGTCCAGGAGAGACTGGGGCATGCCAGTATCCAGATAACGCTCGACACGTACAGCCATGTTGCGCCTGGCCTCCAGGAAGCGGCCGCCGCCCGCTTCGACGAGGTTTTCCAAACCGCGCCAGATAATGAGCGCAGCAATAAAATCCATTAGCTATCCATTAGCTTTTTTGAAAAATGAGATTTATGAAAAGTGCCATTTGGGGGAATTTAGCTACGATAAGTGGTGGGCGATACTGGATTTGAACCAGTGACCCCCTGTGTGTAAGACAGGTGCTCTAACCGCTGAGCTAATCGCCCTGGAAGTGGCACGCCTGGTGGGG